GGTCTCTATGGTAAAAATGCATTTGATGTTAGTCTTAATAGAAACGAAAAAGATCCAAAAAGATGGATCGGTGTCACTTTACCAGTGGCCGTATCCCGTATGAATTATGGTGAAACTTACACTATTAAATTTAAATATCTTATTGACGCCTCTAAGGATGTGCCTGGAGAAAGTTCGTATTCTATAGATTTTAAAGATGAAAAAAGAGGTAAATATTACCAAATATTGTATTTGCGGTCAACAGATAATCGTGATGGTAATAGTATAAAAATCGGTGCTTGGACCGAATTTACTACCACATTCACTATTACTGAGACTCTTGTATTTGACGATTCGGATGTGTTACCATTCCGCGTATATGTGGATAAAGTAGGTAAAATATCTATTTCAGATATTATGCTTGTTCGTGGAAATACTATTGGGGAGTATCTTCCAGCAACTGGTATATCTAGTACTATTGTTAAGCAACTAGCCAATTCCTACGCTATCCGTGTATTAAGTTCTGGTACAAATTTGGTTACTGAGATCAATGCGACGCCAGATGGAGTACGTCTTAAAGGTAAGACTATTGAATTGGATGGCGATGCAATTATTAAAAATGGTATTATCAAAAAGGCAATGATCGGTGATGGCCAGATTGGTTCTGCACAAATCGGCGAAGCTGTTATTAATAATTCGCATATTAATAATGTGAATGTTAGAAAAATTACCGGTCTAAGAGCAGAGTTTGAGAATTTGATAGCAACTACTGGCGTCATTGATAACATATTCACCAGAGGGATCGATATTGGTGATAGAACTCGTTTAAGAGCATCAAACGGAACACTATATGTTGATGGATATTATGGAAATTGGAATAGTTCAAGTACAGCTGCCACTATTCGGACGAACGGACGATTCTTTGGACCAACTTGGTTTCATAATAGTCAAACTAACAGTGATTATTACACGCCGGTTATGACAAATGCATGGAAAAATTACCCGCTTAAGGGTGACCAAACCGGAGAGGTTAATGTGTATGGAATTAGAGGACTATTTCTAATCACTTTCAAAGGACAAGCAGACCCTACAACAGGATCTTCCGCGTATTTGTACGTAAATGACGGTTCGAATAGTGCACATACATACTACATTCCATTGTACGCTGCGAAGAATCAATACAATTGGAGTAATGATCGTTTCTTTGGAGGATAAAATTATGGATAAATTAACAGAACGTTTAATTCAACAAATGACGTTTGAACTAGGTCTCCTGAAAGCTCAGATTATTGAGCTTCAGGTAAACCTGGAATTGAAAAATGAGGAGATCGAAGATCTTAAAATGAATCGAGCAATCGACAACATTAAAGTAAATGAAAATATTATTACGGAGGAAATTACAAATGAGTAACTTTAAAATTCGTTCATACTATCCTATGTATGATGGTACTGGAAATGTCGAAAAGACATTGTTTGAATTGTATACAGATTCTCCAACAAATCTCATCACTGTATATTTGAAAGGTGAACATAAGATTAACAATGCAAGTGATGAAAACGAATATGTTAAAAAATGTTTGTTAGCATTCCACAAAGAGTATTTCTCAGAAATTGAATTCAAAGAAACTACTAAGAAAGTGGATGCACTCAATGAAACAGTCGAACAAAAGAAAGTTGAAGATCAACGCCGTGATGATTTCATTAATGCTATGGTTATGCATACCATTATGTCTGGCAATATTGTTTACGGAGTTGTTTATAAGAAACTTGCAGGACTTCTTGAGAAGGCCCAAGTAGGTAAAACATACAAAGCGAATGATATTGTCGTAATTGAAGATCCTAATCATCAAGAAATCAACGGTGAAGGTAAACTTGTATTTGTGCAATTCAATAAAGAATTCACATATAATGGTGAACCTGTATCTGATTTCGTTACTAAAGGCCGTCTAGAAATGGACGGTGTTGGTGCTGCATATCCTCTAACGCTCGGACAATAATGAAAAAATCAGACATTGTTTTATGGACTATTAGCATACTATCATTTGTTGGTATGCTAGTCCTTTTAATTATAGTGTTGACTTTGATGAACAAACTAGCGGAATATAAAGGAAACTATTATGAACTGCTGGATATTATTAGTCAAATGAACAACAAAATTCACTATCCTGGAGGTTAAATGATATATTTAGATACACCTGTAACCATTATTGACGATGGTACAGACCGTTCTATTGGTATCAAATTCTCCGAACCTGAAGCTGGAGATGAGCAAATCATCTCTGGCGTTATTTTCAGGTCATCACACGATACCAAAACAGAACTTTCATCAACATGGGTGCCTGAGAAAGGAACTCTAATTGTCAATATCCCCAATAATCTAATTAATTATTCCGGATATGCTAAACTAATTATCCCTAAAACATCATTCCTAACAGATGCGATTACTATGAAATTAGATGTATATTCTCCTAAAGATACTGATGGGGCAACTCGGGTGTACTATGGGCAGGATAAATACGCATTTGTGCGAGACTTTGACACAAATACAAAACAAATCTTCATTGAAGTAGCAACTGATGTTGTTAATACAGATTTCATCCGAAGTCTTATTGACAAAATTGTATCTGAGAAGGGTGTTTTAGACCAAGCTGGAACTGCGGTTGATACGGATACTCTTAAGAACGATATTCTTAACCGAGTAACTAAGTTGATTGATGTTAAGAAGATTCAAGAAGAGATTAAAAAGTCTCTAACAGAATCCATCGAACAACTCAAAACAGAACAATCAAAATCACTGCAAAATCAGGAGAGTCGTCTAGAGGCAATCAACACAAAAGTTTCTGCATTAGACGCTCAAACAATCAAGACTGATATTCTAAGTTCACTTGATGAAAAAATTATCGCTGCTAAGACAGATATTATCAATTCTGTAGACGTCGCTCAACTCAGATTGGATTTAACTAATCTTATCACAGAGACGTCTAAATCTGATATCGCCGCGGCTAAAGAATACACTCAGTCATATTTGAACACTTATTTTGAAGGTAGCGATTTCATAACAAAAATCACACAAGCTATCTCAGGAAATCTCTCAACATTGACTGGTGATATTTCATCAGCTAGAGCTGTAGCGGATGGGGCTAAAGAAGGAGTTGATGATTTAAAGGCTAAGGTTGCTAAGAACACTTCTGATATTACTGCATTAGAAGAGTTTAAAACAGGAGTATCTGGAGCTATCGCTTCATATATTACCGAGCATCTTACTAGCCAAAAGATCATCGAAACGCTCAAGACAAACTCCGATTATATCAATGATATTTTCACGGACATGACCACTCTTCTTGATGGTAAATACATTAAGAAAGAAGCAGTTACTAAAGTTGATACTATGGATGGTACTCGTGTTACTGTGGGGGGAACCGAGTTCACTATCCCATCAACAGGCAGTTTCGCTAAAGAATCTGATCTAGGTACATTGAGAGCTAAAGTTGGAGAGGTCGAAAGTTCTATTGGTACTGCTATTGATACTAAGCTATCAAATGGTGGAGACCATTACATCAAGAACTCAGAATTGCACACTGCTCTTGAAGGGTTATCTTCTGGTACTGAAAATAAAAAACTTATTGTTTATGGTAATTACTTCCCTTATGATGGAGATAATATAAGTAAATTTCTTAATTTACCTGTAGGAAGTATATACATTGACAATATAAAAAAAAATGGTGCTATTGTATGGGTTAAAACTAACGAATATCCTGACGCATCATCTCGAAATTCTGCTCAAGCATCTTGGAAAGTCGTATACGGGGACACTAGAGACATCAAGGCTCCAACTACTCTAAGCTTATTTGGAACGTCTCAACTATGGATGCGAAGAATTAATTCAACTGTCGAATTAAATTGGGGTGGATTATCTTGGGGCTGGTTCGGTATTAAGCGTAGAGGCGCTTCTGGATATGTGGCTCACCCATCAGATAGAAACAAATTCTGTGTCATTGTGCCTCAGGGCTCATTACCGCTAGGATTCTCTCCTACGTCATCTAAAATTGGAACTATTACTAATGATAAAGGGATCCCTTATGGGACATTCTATATTGGTGGTGAAACAGACTCTAGACATATTCGTCTACAATTCTTAGAAGACATACCGGAAAATCGTGATATCACAGATATACGATTCTCATCGATGTCTTATACTACAGATGAACCATGGCCTGATAGGCTTTAATAGGAAGGTTAAATTATGTTAAAACTTGAACGCTTCGAAACCGAAGAAGGCACTAAAATTGCCGTTGTGGATAACAATCCATATTTCCGTTATGAATATCCTTATGTTCTTACGGATGAAATGAAAGCTCAAACCGATGCTGAACTTGGAGAAGTTTTAATTGGATTGATTAAAACTCAAGACGATCATACATTGATGTCAACTATTTTAGATGTAACACTACGTTCTCCATTTATTTACGACTCTCAATTTGCTACTTTGGTAAATTACTTGAAAGAGCCTGAATTGGGAGAATCATATTTTCCCGGTAAACAACTCAAACTTCGAATTCCAAATTACGAAGCTGAAGGTTGGGAAGGCGACTATGCTGTCGTTACAATCAACAAATTGTTGACAATTAAAGCAGATGAGAAAGATGTGTATAAGCTATTTGAAGATTATCACAAAAATGGTATTGTCGAAATTTTAAAGTGGCAAGACGTCGTTCATCTGAATCCTAACGACTTTAAAAATAAATAGGAGGTAGACTATGACAGAATATTATTCTATCCAAACAAATATGAATCAAAAAGCTGAGCTACGACTTGCGCGTAATAAGAAAATTATTGAAAGCGACAGATCCGCAGAAAGCAGCTTTTGCTAAAGAAGGCGTCAAAATGGCTGGTAAAGCCGCAAAATATTGCGCTAAGTATGGAACCAAACGCGCCAGTGAAACTGCTAAGAAAGCATATAATGTTGCCAAATATGCTATGGGCGGTGTAACTAAACGTAAATATGTATAAAATAGGAGAAACCATAATATGTTAATAATTTCAGAAAATGAACTATTGCACACTGACAGCTGCCAAGACATCATTGAACACCACGGTGTTAAAGGAATGAAGTGGGGACAGCGTACAAAACGTTGGGCTAGCGCAGCTGGAAGAACTGCTTTAAATTCAATCGCACATCCCATTCTTAATAGTAGATCTATTAGAGAATCAAGAAAACGATCAAAAATGGGTACTCTAATGGGAACTACTCGTTCATTAGAGTTCCGTAATCGTTACGTAAACGATATGGCGAAGGCAAATAGAAAATATAAGAAAGATATGCGTAAAGCGGAGTCCGACCATGTGAATGGTGACGATAGAATCTTTAATCGATATAGCAAAGATGCATACTTCGGTAAACGTAAGAAAGCTGATGGAGAATCTCGTAAAGATTACCGTGAACGTCAAACAATGAATAGAAAGAAGATGTCTGCAGCATATACAAACCTTAACAATCAATACGATGTTGCTAGATCAAACGCTAAAGCTAAACGTAAATAAGCAGCTACTCTAGCTGGCGGACGTTATTAATTAAGGGGGGGGTAATATATGACTAAATATTATTCTATCCAATCCTCCCAAGATATCATTGAACACCACGGAGTAAAAGGCATGAAGTGGGGTAGGAGAATGGCTAAGAGTATTAAAAAATGGATGGACAAAGAAAACGATAAATATCGGAATAGTCATAAAGGTATGATTGAAGATTACTATTGGCAGAAGAAAAATAATAATGCTGAATGGAAAGCTGTCCAGAAGCATACTAATTCAAATTCATTTGCTCCTCCATCAAAAGAAACTCTTCAACGCCAAAAACAAGAATATGCAAAACTAAAATCTTATAAAGACACAATGCGCGATATTGACTTTCATCGTAAAGAATCCGGTAATCAACCTAACCGTCGGGAGTATGTCAAGAAAGAACATCTTTCTGAATATGATAAGTTGAAAAAGATAACTAGTAAATATCGTCCTCAATGGGGCAAAGGATACGATGACTGGGGTAAAGCTTATGATAGAGAAGTAGTATTGACTAAAATCGGTATGGACCATCATTATGCTAAAGCCGCTAAGGCATATAACGATTATGTTAATAAATAGAAGTGCGGAGTCTACATGGCTCCCTCTTTTTTGATTTTCCAAAATTTGCCCGGGTGTTATTTTCATCTCAAATTCGCATTTTTTACAAGTCCTATAATGAAATAAAATTTATAGGAGGACATTACTATGTCAAACGAACAAACATTTACAGTTAATATGAATCAAGTTGCTATGATTAAATTAGCGCTGTATTACGATGACATCGAAATGAGTAAATTAATAAGTATTGCACAAGATTATATATTGGTTAATTCAAAAGCTAATATCTATATTGTTGAATACTACAAAAATCTGCTCAAACGATTTGAACGTGAACTAGCTGATATTTTGGAATCTATTGATGCAAAAGAAGTTTATATTAGAACTGCTTTAGCTCGTAAAACATACGATATGTTAGATAAAATTTTAAGTGACAAAAAGATTGGGTTTGTAAAAATCAATGAAATTGACGATGAAGAAGTTAAGAACTTAATAACTAAAGTCAGCAACAGACAAAAAGAAATGGAGTCTGAAACTGAAGAAATTATTAAATTCTTTAGAACATTACAATAACATTTAGGGATTTATAAATCCCTTTCTTTTTTTT